TATGGAAAGAATCTGTAGATGTATTTGAAGAGCTAGCATCTAAATATCCATCTCCTCAAAAGGGCTGGACAGTTACTTGTAACTCTGATAATATCACTTATCGTTATGATGGCACTAACTGGATTCCAATTTCGGCTAACTCTATCCCATTAGCTACAATTGCAGTTGATGGTAAGATGAGTAAAGAAGATAAAGCTAAATTGGAAACTGTTGAAATGAACGCTAACCATTACGTTCATCCAGATAATCCTAATGTAAGACACGTAACCGATGGTGATAAAGCATACTGGTCTGCTAAAGCAGAAGACCGTGTTGCTTCTTATCAAGCAAATGGTTTGATGTCTAAAGAAGATAAATATAAATTGGATTCTATCGAAGAAGGTGCAACAAACTTTGTTATGCCATCTGAATTGGATCCACAAATTATTAAACAAGATGAAAATCATCGTTTTGTAACTGATAAAGAAAAAACTGATTTTGCTAATAAGGCAAACAAGAATCTAGCTACTGAACAGCTTGATGGTTTGATGAGTCGTTATGATAAAGTAAAAGTTAATAGCATTGAAACCAATGCTAACTATTACGTTCATCCTGAAACTCATGAAGCTACAATTATCAAACAAGATCCAACTCATAGATTTGTATCTGATGAACAAATCTTGGCTTGGACTAATAAAGCAGCAGCTCAATTAGCTGATGTTGAGCATAATGGTCTAATGACTAAAGAAGATAAGGCTAAGCTGGATGGTATTGCAGCTGGTGCTAATAATTACCATTTACCAGAAACCTTACCTCCTACAATCATTAAACAGGATGCTAATAATCGCTTCTTTACAGATCAAGAACGTGAAAAACTTAGTTTGAAGAAAGATATGTCTGCATTCGTTGTAGGCAGTGGTGTATTTAATGGTACTGAAGGTACTATTATCAACCATAGCTTTGGCAATACATCTTTCTCTGTATCCATCACCCCAACAACTAACCCAAATGGTCAACTAGGCGAATATTGGGTTAAGAAAACTAATACATTAGTTGTAGTATACTGCTCTGGTGCAGGTAAGAATATCGAATTTGATTATTGCTTAACTTATTATAATTAATAAAAAATATCCCCATAGGAGTTGAACTCCTATGGGGGTTTATTTTATTTGAATGGATCTATTCCTGCATTGTTATCTGTAACTGTAGTAGCTTGAATACGTTTCTTCTTAGCATTATCTAATGTAACTAATGCGTCATTGAAGTATTCTTTATTCATATAAACAACAAAGTCGGATAATACGTGTTCAACTGGAACTTTAGTGGTTAATTCCATTTTATCCCAGTCTAAATCATATTCATATTCTTCATTATTATTGAATACTTTGAAATCTAAGAATGCAGATGGGGAAATAAACGTTTTCTTACAAGCATTTATAATTCTCATGATATTAATATCACCTTCAAAGATTTCTCCGAATTTAACTGTTAAAGGTTTAGATTTATCTTCTTCTTCATAAGTAGTAGTGATAAATTGATCCCAACCTTTAGAGTTAGTATTAGGAATATTGGAGAAGTTAACTACATAAGTAGTTAATTGTCCATTTTCATTGAATCTCATGAAGTTATTATGTTTCATACTAAAGTAGCAGAATATTTTAGGAGCTGGGAACCGCATTTCTGCATTAAAGTCAATATAGTAGTTAGAAGTAACTTGATTTTGACGTTCACCATCATCAATATTCATATCAGGTACTTTTAGATGTACATACATATTTGAAGCACGTAAAAAGAACTCATTTCTACCATTAATAGTTCTTAATTTATAGATAAATGGAACTTCTGAGTGCTTATTTAGATAAGCTAGGAATTTGAATGGCTCTTTAATAACTTTATTAGTTATATCTACATCAAATCCGACTTCCTCAGCTAAAGTATAAAGCATATCATATGGTACATGAATATCCATATCAGTATAATATCCACTTGTAGCACCAACTTTATATGCCATCTTCATATACCGCATCAAATCCAATTGTTTTGCTTTGGTATTTACTTTAACCTTTACGTTAAATTGGAATAATAGTTGATCTAATGAAATACCAATGTATAAATCTTTCTCTAAGTCTTTAAATAAAGTATCACGATAGTTGAAAGTTCTAGCATAGTAATTTAGATCATATTGATTCACATCAATACCATCTCTATTGAAATCTATATCCAATGTTGGAATAATAGCAATAGCTGGTTTACCACGCTTAATCAATTCACGCTCATTGATATTGGCAAACTCATCAAATAGATGTCTACCATCAATATATACAGTCTTAAAGTATCCTTTATCAAATTTACCAAGAATCCAATTCTTAAAGAATTCTACAGCTACAGAGTAAGCGTGACTGGCACTAGGAACACATAAATTCTTTAATAAACTCTTATTCATCATTTGCCCAATAGTTACAGGGACAAGAGTTGTTGGATCAAATCTATATTTAGGATTATCCGACCATAATGTATTATTAGGGTCTTTCATCTTATCATTATTTGATATTTTCTTTTTAGGATCTAGGAATGTATGCACTCCTGGATCTGTGTCATCTATATTCTCTTGAATAAGAATAGGGACAGTGCCATCACTATCGGGACCTAATGGTTCAGGTATATAAGTATCAGTTCTTAATGGCAATATATTCACCCCACTTTATCAAAATTTACAAAAAAAATATTACCGTAATGTTGGGGAATGACTCTTATAGCCATTCCCCTAATTACAGCCTTATTAACTAATTCTTTTAATAAGTACCGTGGAAGTATCATTACCGCCCATTGCTGTAATCACCACCTTCCACGATGATGATGGCTATCATTTCACCATCATCGTCTGGTATCAGTTCGCCTGATGACAGTTCCGGATCATCTTTAACGTCAGGCCGGAGCTTATAAAGCGCCTGACTGAACTCGGGTAAGAGTTCAATCTCCTTCACCGTAAATGGTTTGATTACACCAATTACGGTATTTAACAGTGGGGTTGCATCGCTAATTTTAAGGCATTTAATATCACCGGGACTTATCATGAAGTTCCAGCGTTGTAATACCGTTGTCATATTACCATCCTCCTTCGTGATTATAATATATAATCAGAAAAGGACGCTATTTCAACTTTCTTAATGCATTAATATTATCAAGTTCTTTTTGTGTATAAGAGTCTCTACCAATATAAACCATGCTATTAAGATTTACATATGTATCTTTAAAATGGTTTACTGCAGAGTTGAACTTGCCATCATTACGTGAAATCATCATTGCATTTCTTGGATTAAGAACTCTTGTAGCTCTTTCTTCGAATTGCTTATTGATGATATACATAATATTCATGCAATCACCGTCAAAATCGGCACCTAATGATGCTAAGATTTGTAATGGTACACTCATAGTGAAATCGTCTTCATTAATACCAATACAATACATTTGTAAAAGTGACCCATAGCTAATAGATGGGTTACGATTAATAATGAATGCGATACCACGAGGACGAGATTTGATAATATTATAGATAATATTTAAGATGAATTGATCTTTAATAATTTGAGATCTAAACCATCTCTTATATGCATCTGTATAGCTCATATCTAGAGACTTAACTAAGAAATTAATAATAGTTTGCTCTAATAGAACTACTAATGCAGCATACGGTAATTTGATTTCATCAATCTGTAAAGTAGCATCTGGAGTAATAACCGCACGAGCAGTGAAGTTATATCGACCAGCCATTACAGAACGGATTGCACCTTTCTTACCACGCATATCATTAAGAATGACTGTATAGATTTCTTGAAGACTCTTTTGAATATCAAATAATACATCATTCTTAGTTTTATTACGACGATAGATATCCATTGATTCATTATTTACAATAGATACATTTCGTGCAATATTATTATACCACTTATTATTCTTAGTAAATGTAAATTGCTCACCAATTACATTTACCATACGTAAGAATAATGTATATACTGGTATACTATGAGTTAAGATCTTCTCACGATTCTTCATGAGATGATTATATAATTCAATCTTTTTAGGATTGCTTTTATTTTTATTTCGATAGAATTCTAATACATCATCTAGACGTTTAGCAAAGTCAATCATACCAATTCCATCAAATGGAGAATCTGGATTGATTTCTCTTGCTTCAAAGAATCCATCTTCATTGGCTTCATTAGAATATTGAAGAATATTATTCAATTTCTTACTACCAATGAAACTTTTTAGAACTTCATATAAGTTAGGATGAATAACTTGGTATTTATCAGATAGAACTATCCATCCAAAAATACCAAAGTCATCATCTACATATTTAACTTTATCATGACAGATTGGACATTCTTCACCATTATATAATGCCCCACGTAAATGACCACATTTACATCTATATCTATCTTTGAATGCATTTTGATCTAATACAGATGCACCATATTTAGATGAGAAGATAGATGTATCAGATTTAACATCTTTCTTAGGATCTTGAGGATTCTTAATAAAGAAGTCCTTACCAAGAATAATACCTTTGTCTCTTTCCTTATCTAGATCAATTACTTCTAGTCTAGTTTGATACTCATATTCTTTGTTTACAGGTTGAGTAGTTCTAATGTTTAACTCCATTTTATATTATCTCCAAGCTTTTCTAATAATACTTCCAAATGTTTTCTTATAAGTTAAGCCAAGCAACTCAGTTGCTTCTTTTTCACTAATATTAAATTCTTTACCTAATTTATCAATTACGCCATTTTTGATATCATTAGGTACAGCGTCCATACTAACAATTTCAGACATACATTTGATAAAATCTTCTTTAGTAATGCTACTAGAAAGAAGAATATTTTCAACTGTCATTCCTTCAAGATAGAATAGACCAAAGTATTTATACTTATTTAAATACTTAGAAGTCTTTTCTGTATTCTTAGCTTTGAATACAATATCAACAATTGCCTTGATTGGCAAGTTTAAAGTTTTATGAATGTCTTCAAGTAATACACCTTCATTATAAAGGTTTAGCACTTGAGCTTCTGTGTTATTCAATAACATTTATTTTCCTCCCTTCTTATTACGCAATAATATAATATTTATTCAAGATAAATTTTATAGTATCTTCAGTAGTATTTAGTTCAGATGCAACTTTAGCTACATCATTATATTTAATAAATGCTCTGATAGCAACTAAATCTTGAGTAAAGTTTGGATCTTGTTTAGCTAAGCTTTTTACAATAGTCTTGGTATTAAATTTATCACCTTTAGCTCGTTTAATATAAGTGAAGTCTTTTACGAGCATAGGATAAATACATTTACGAGTTTCTTCTAATCTGATAGTAGCCATATGTTTGCCTAAAGCAAGACTAGCACAAATATTTTCATTGAAGATACTGCAAATGTCTTTTGTTAAATTAAATTTCTTAGAGATTTCTCTAAGAGTTAAACGGTCTTCATTAACAAGACGAATGATCTTTTCATAAGGGGCTACTTTACCAGCTACGAAAATATCATAGTCAGATTTGAGACGCATTGCAAATCTTGGAGATACATGAGATAATGCAGTTACCTCTTTTAGATTTTTACCTTCAAGAAGAAGATTAAATGCATTAACTACGTTTACATAGATTTCTTTATCCGAATAGATTCTAGAAACTACATTGGAAACCTTAGCCCATTTAATACGGGACCCTGGTTTAATATTTCCATATGTTTTTCTATGAATACCAAATTTATTACATGCAGAACGTAAAGCTTTGATAGAGTATCCATATTCATCGGATAATTTAGAAAGAGGGAGCTTTTTATCTACATAGTTTTCTTGTAACCATTCTCTGAATTGCTTATTGGAAGCATTCAAGGTTTTATTTAATTCTAATTGAATAAATGGATTAGAAATATATCGTTCGATAATAGTGATAGTTGCAATGTCATATTTAGAAAGAATTTTAAATACATCTTCGCCATTATTAAAGTCTTTAATCCATTTAGGGGTTGTTGAAAATTTAGCTTCGATATTTCTAGCACGATTATAATGAGCATACATATCATCATAAACATCATTCGTGATATCTAAATACACACAAGCTTTCTTTTTAGGAATATTACTTTCCCGTAATAGTTTGAAAGTCTTTAGCTGATTCGTTGAAAAGTTTAACATAACACGTTCTCCTTTAAAAACAAATATCGTTTCTAAATTTATAATATATAATTTATTATCATAATAGAATAATGACCCATACCCTATGAAAGAGTATGGGTCATGATTCAAAACAAAGGATCTAACTACACCAAAAGTTAGAAGGATTTATGTCCGCCCACATCTCAAGGGCGCGGTGTGAGTCATACACCGTATTTATTTGTTGCTATTGTAATTATTATTTAAATCCAAATGCTTTATCGGGATCCATCTTAGTCATAACAACTTGAGAGTCATGGAATGCCTTCATTGCAATCAATTTTAACTTAGATGCAACTTGAGGCATTGCAGCTCCGACATTAGTGATTCCTAATTTATAGAAAAGATTACCAGCACAGTGATTGCAGATTGTACCATCTTTAGCTTCACAAACAGAAGCAAATCGCATTTGTACATCTTTACCAATGTATTTGTCTTTATTATCAGAATTAAGCTCTACTAACTTATTTCCTTCTTTGATAAAGCAATACATATATTCCTTAATATTTTGATCTGTTAAATGAACTTTAACTGTACGTTTTGTCCCACAATCAGATCCTTTAGGGCCAACCTTAACGTGTTGATATGCAGGAAGCATTAGCTTTTCCCAATACCCGCCAACTTCTGTTTTATTAGAACGAGAATAAGGACCTTCTGCTAGAGAGTTAGCAAAGTCTGCATATTCTTCTTTAGCAATACCTTCAATATAATTAGACATAATTATATTGTACCCTTTGGTTGGATCTGGATTCTTGGTGATGCCCTTCATAATAAACATATTTTTGAAGTCATTATTAAAGCTACCACGAGCACCAGAGTTATAAGTATCTAATGCAATATCATCTTTAAGAGTTTCCTTAGCAAGTTTAAGTAATTCATCTTGAATTTTTAAAACTATATCTGGATCTTTTGCATCTAATTCTTTTCTATATTTCTTAACTAGATCTTTCTTAGCTTTACTAATCACTTGAGTGATAGTTAAGAGCTTCATAGAATATCCATTAGCTAGCACTGATACATATGGCATGAACTTTTGAGTTTTCATGATAAAGTCTTTCAGTGTAGATAATGGTAATTTTTCTTCTAAAATAGCATATCCAATCTTTTCTGTGATTTTACCAACCATTTTCTTATCAATACTTTGATTGATATATCCATAGAGATCGAATAATTCATTTTCAATAAATACTTTATTGAAAACCCAAATTCCGACTGTTGTTAGAAATGATTCTTTATTCTTTTTACTATCAGGACCATAGGCTCCTTTTGGTACTGTAAAAGTATCATAAGTATTAAATCTTACTTTGCCATTGAAGTCACCAAAAGTTTCCATAATAAAAGATAATTTGGTTCCTTCTTCTTCAGTAATATTTAATAAGAATTCAATATCTTTTGGATTGGTGATAGTTTTAGCAATACGTTTTGCCATAGTATACCTCCTTATTATTACAATGTAGAACCTATATAAGCATATACCGGAAACATTAGATTAATATAAATTAACGCATATAAGGAGGCTCTTATGGCTACGTTTAATAAAGAGAATATGATTACTCTCAAAGAACTAGCTCCTAGTTTAGTAGAGATCATTACAAGTAAAGCAGCCCAAAAAGATTTGACTGCTCATATTAACAACCAAGATATGCATATCACTCCTAGTGAACGAACTAAATGGAATGCATCCCTTGACGATTCTAAATCTTATACTGATAGTAAGTTAGCCGATGTGCTTGGTCCTATTAAAGACCAAATCGGTGGTGACTTAAACAACTTAACAACTTTGCTTGCTAAGAAATTAGACAAAACTACATTTGATTCTTTCCGTGGAACTCTTGCTCGTGTAGCAACTTCTGGTTCTTATAATGACTTGAAAGATCAACCATCTGGTTTGTCTTATTCTGATACAGCAAATAAAGCTCTTCGTGCTGACCGTGCAGGTCATGCCGATGAAGCTGATCATGCAACTCGTGCAGATGAAGCAACACATGCTTTAACTGCAGATAATGCATTACGGGTAAATGGCATTCGTGTCACTATTGATGCGTCTTATCCTTCCAATCCAGAAAATAATAAAGAATTATTCTTCCACACTGGCGAAAAAATGTGGTACTGTTATTGTAATAATGCTTGGCAAATGACAGGCTCTGCAATCAGATAGAAAAATATACAGGGCTCAATACATTTCAATATGTATTGAGCTCTTATTTTTTCTATATAGGAGATTTATTTTAATGAAAAATTTTGAAGAAATTTACAGTGAATTAAACTCTGTTACAATGATCATTACGAATCGTTGTAACTTAGCTTGTGATTACTGCTTTGAAAGATCAAAGGGTAATAAAGATATGACAGTCGAAACTGCAATTGAAATTGTAGATAAGACATATAATAAACTTCCAACTCCGAGTGGAAGATTTACATATAATTTATTTGGTGGCGAACCAATGGTAAACTGGCCTGTAGTTAAAGCAATTCTTGATCATATTGATGAAAAGAACTACAATGCTCAGGTTGGTATTACTACAAACATGACTCATCTTACTGATAAAATACTTGATTATATTGATGATAACGATGTATTTATTTTAGCATCTATTGATGGTATTAAAGAAGTACATGATGCTCATCGTGTAGATCATGCTGGTAATGGGTCTTTTGATACTGCAATCGGAAATATCAAGAAAATGATTGACCGTGGTCTAGCTCATTTAGTTGAAGCTAGAATGACTATAACTCCTGAGAGTGCAAAATATATGTATGATGGAGTTAAAATGCTTTTAGATCTAGGTGTAAATAATATTTGCCCTATTGCGGCATCTGACTTAGAGTGGGATGCTCAATCTTTAAAAGAATATGAAGAAAACTATGAAAAGGTTTTAAATCTTTATGTAGAAATTCTTAATGATAAAGACAATATTAGAAATATCAATATTAAACACGTTGATGATATCATTGGTACTGCATTAGAACCAGAAACCACTGATACAAAAATGTGTCATATTGGTAATAAATATTGGTTATGTGTAGACTGGGATATGAATATCTATCCTTGCCACAATTTCCCAACTACTGATCTAGATTTCTTAAAAGAAATGAAGATCGGTAATATTAGAACTGGAGTGGATGAAAGCAAAGTTTCTGATAATGCACTCCAAGCTAAATTTGAATTAGATCGTTGTAATGGATGTGAAGCTAAACTTATTTGTAAGTCTGGTTGTCCATTCCAAAATCTAACTGAAAATAAAGATTTCTATACTCCAACTATTGGATATTGTAATCTTCAAAAAGTTCTTATTAGAACTGCATTGAAATTTAGAGATAAGTTATTGACAGCAGAGAATATTCGTTCTCGTAAGTTAAACGTACTTATCGAAAATTTAAAATTAAAGAAATATTTCGATACTGAAATTAAAGATGGTGAGGTTACAGATTTCTCCTTTAGATTGAAATTAGATAGATTCTTAGAATTATATAATAATTTGAATTTCAAAGGAAATGTAATCCCTAGCTTTAACCAATATTTTTCCTCTCAATTAGCTACATTGATGGCTATTCTAATGGCTATCAATGGTAAACGAATTCAAATTGAGGGAGATGAGGAGGAAGTAAATAATGGCTAGACGTGCTAAATGGGAATACGCTGATCCCCAATTAGACAACTATACTGATAAGAAAGTTAATAGAAACTTCTTTAATCAGATTGATTATATGATTGATGTAATCAAATATCAATGTGCTGAAATGGATGACATTCTCCATGTAGCATCCAATCCAGATGAACACACTGACCGTTACTATCAAAAGAAAAATCCTCAAAATACTTCTTTCTATGACTCTAGAAAAAGTACATTTGATGAACTATCTCGTGATGGTGATAAATTAAGTCTTAATGGATTTAATAAACTTATTGAAATTAACTGGGGTCTTCTTAATAACGTCCATAATATTATGGGTAATCCAGATGCTGGATTAAAAGATTTACCTAAGTTTAATGAAAATGAAAAATTAACCATGGAAAAATTCAATATTATTCTAGAAAATATTAGAAAGACTAATACTTATCTAAATAATAATTGGGGTAAATATTTCGATGGTTCTGGATATTGTGTAATGTCTTGCCAAGTTGCTTGTCAGGCTGCATGTCAACTTGCTTGCCAATCTTGTCAATATAATACATGCCATAATCAAAACTGTGGAGGATGGTCGTAAATGAAAATATATATCTTAGATGAAGTATTTGACTTTGCTAAGAAGATAGGTATCGTTACTAAGATAAATGATTTAGCTAAGAAAAAATACAATCCATCCACTATTCAATCAGATCTCCAATCTTATTATGATATCATGAATTCTAAAGAATATCTTGATCTCATGAGTGAATTGGAAACTAAGCTTAAAGCTGATGATATGTATTTATATAATTTATTCACTTATACTAAGATACAATCTTTCGATGTAGTAGCAGAGTTATTGAACTCTGTTAAGAATCTTCGTGATAGATTTGTATTATTAGAAAAGAATATTTCATATAAATTATCTAGTGCTTATGAATATGAAATCTTAATCTCTTTATTCTGTGCAATGTATGAAGAAGTTGCTGAAGATGTAAGAGCTGGACTTCCTAAATATATTCATTTAGCTTATTATAACTTTGTAAGCATCAAATTCTGCACAACTCAATTATCTACTGCAGGTAATTTAGATATGTTTGATGAATATGAAAAATTCATGCAAACTAAATTCGATGCTATTAATAAATATATTAATGATAAAGATACATTACGTAATCTACGTTTAGAATTACGTTGTGCGGCCTTACAATATCTCATTCCTAGAATGGATAGAGAAGTTAAATATAAAACTTTAGCAAAGATTGAAAAACTTATCGACCCAGCTACATTAGATTTTGATAATAAAGAAAATTCAATTGGTGTAATTTGGACTATGGAACGTCTATATGAATTATACTTTGATCTTTCTGATTATAAAAACTTCTTTAAATGGGTTTATAAACAATATCAATATATCGATAATGCGTTATTTGATAAAGAAAAATTCTTTGATGGATTAAGATACTATAATAAGAATAATATCACTGGATTTATTATCTCTATGAGACGATTCTATTATATTCAAAATCTATATCCAATCTTCAATATGGAATTTAGAAACGTAATTCAATCTGATGAAGATTTTATTACTAATCCAAACTTAGAATATACTCTATATGATACTTATGCTAATAAATTATTATTAGATAAATTTAAGAATTATGTAGATACTTGGTTTGCTAACTCTAAAGCTAAGCTAGATGATTTAGCTAAAAATGAATCTATGCTTAAGCGTTGTAAACGTATAATTGTAGATGGTGTAGATGAAGCAACTGCAATTAAGGAAACAGAAGATAAAAATAAAGCTAGTGCCACTGCAGATTATGATTCTACTGAACACCCAGAAAATACAAATACTGCAACCCCTGGTACATTTACAGAAGAAAATCATACATCTACTGGAGATACATCTGGAAGTCCAGTTGTACCTAAATTACCAGATGGGTTTAACTTAGATCATCGAGAATTGAATAGATTAAATGAAACTACTGAATCTGAAACTCCTGCTAATACAGAAACAACTCCAGATTTAAATCCAGTTCCTACAGATCATCCAATTGCTACTGATGATTTAAGTGAAGAAGAATTAGCTGCATTAAATAAAAGTGAAGACGAATAATGTATAAAGAAATTTATCTAATGCTAACCGAGGCATGTCCTAATCGGTGCGAATATTGTTATATTAAAGGCAGAGATAATCCTGCCACTATGACATTTGATCAGATAGATAAAATTATTCAAGAAGAAAAGCCATCAAGGATATTATTCTTTGGTGGCGAACCTCTTCTTTGTTTAGATCTAATTGAAAAGACTATGGAGAAATACTATGGAAAATTAAAGTTCCAAATTGTAACTTCAACTGTAGTAAACTTCAAAGAATTTATTGATCTAAATGAAAAATATCCTATGAACGAAATCCAACTCTCTTGGGATGGATTTGCTGATAAGAACCGTGTTGATACCTGTGGTAAATCTATTGCATCTAATGTATATGAAAATATCTGGTATGCTATAGATAGAGGTTTGAAATTCGATATCAAATGTGTTATAGGAAATGAAAACGTCCATTTAATGGAAGAGATTCATAAACAATTCTTAGAATTCCAAAAATATGGAGTTTCTGGAGAATTCGTTGTTGCTCATCGTTCATTATATACAGGTAATTTCCTAGAAACTTTTAGAGAGCAATATATTAAGACCTTTACATTGGATAAAATGTATATGGATCATCTTAATAGAATTATTGCTGTACTTCAAAATGATAATTACTTTGGTTCTTGTGATGCTGGTAAGTACAAGGTTATAACTCCAAG